AGGCCAAGCATTGCCGTCATTTGAGGAGGATACGGATTGCCAAGGCCGAACACGTTCTTCATAGGGCTTGCCCCTTCCTGTTTTGGGGTTTCGTAAGAGGCGGGGGAGATTTGATAGTCTCCACCAAGAAGAGCCATCGCATTCTTCCGGTGTCCCGCCATCTGATTATTCACCTTGTCGGCAACGGTCCCCGGCGCACCGCCTGCCGCTTCGTCCGAGCGGTTGTAAAGTCCTACCCGGCCTGCATTGATCGCGCTGTAAACGTCCATGAGACCCATGCCGGGCTTGACGCCTGCGCTTGTGAGATACTTCGCAACAGCCCCATCTGGACCAAGCTGCGAACCTATCGGATCGTTCCAATTGACGCCGTACTGCTTCGCCTGCGGTTCCCCGAATTGGATAAGCCCCTTGTGCTGCCCCCACTTTGTCGTGGGTCCGCGCTTTACCGGGTTGAAGGTGCCCGCCGTCTCGTAGGAAATAGCCGTTGCGAGGTCGAGCGGATCAATGCCAAGCCGGGAAGCCGTCGCCTTAATGCCGCGTGCGATGTCAGGCGTCATCTTTAAGTTCCTACTAAGAAGCCGACATTTAACCGAACGGACGCCATCCAAGACCGCCGAGACCACCGATCAAACCAAGTCCGGTGCCCGCGATCTGCGAGAACATGGACGGCTGCGGAACCTTTGAGGTGCCGACGACGGTCCCGCCGTAATTCCCGCCGATATTGTTCAGGAACTGGCCAAGCTTGTTATAGGGAAGTGTTTGATTATAATCCCAACGCTCACGGTTGCCATCAATCTCGGCCTGCGCTTGCCCCTGCTGCTGACGGCCTATAGATTCTAGCGCCGAAATATCCGCATAATCATTCGCCGCGAACACCGGAGCCATTCTTGCCGCCTGCCCCATGCGATCAATACCCTGCTGATACATACTTGACGCATAGGGCGCAAATGCTTCCGTCATTGCCCTCGCCGCCGTATCGGATTGAAGACCAGAACCATAGCGCCCCGAGCCCATGAACTGAGAATTTACCGCAGGCATCACCCGCTGTTGAAGGTTCTGAAATACCTGTCCTTGATACGGATCGCCCGAATATTTGCCCGAGAGGACGTCCTGATTGAACCCCTCTGCCATGCGCATGGTCTGATTACCCGCCGTAGCCCTTTGCGTGCCAAGCCGGAACGCATCTTCCTGCTGAGGCGCGAAATCCGCCACTGTGTCGCCACCAAAGAACTCCGGCCCCTGGTTCTTGTAGAGCCGCTCAGCTTCTTTAAACGCGAATTTGAGAGGCCCTTGCTGGGGCGCCCAAGGCGAGGATTCCTGAGTTTGCTTTACAGTCTTGGATTTGCCGCCCATGTTTATAGTTCCTTTGTGAGCGTTAGTGTTTTTGTCTTGTAGCCATTAAGCAGTTGTTTCCATCCGGGCCGCGCGCGGTCAATTAACATTGCATCACAACCCTGCTCTTTTGCCCATTCTTCAATTGTATCGAGGAAGTGAACCCAATTGTTCACCCCGTTTCCGCCAGTCAGCCAAACATTGCAATAAAATCGCTCGCCACGCCGCACCAGCTCAGTCACACAGGCCGCGTGAACCCCGCGCTCGCTTGCCGCAATCCACAACTGCGCTTTTCTAGCCATAAGATCGGCAAGCAACTGTTCCAGCGTTTCGCCCTCGCCAAGAGCCGGGCCAATCATCGGGGACACTGTGTGCCACACCGCACATATCTGGGCATCTAAGACACCTGAGAACTCAAGCGCTGGACTATCCAAGAATTGCCACCTGGAACACACGCGGTGAAGACCCGTTACTATGCGTTACCGTCCACGTGTCGTTTCCGCGATTGGCCGTGAGAACATACATGGTGCCCGCCGCCAGTTCCGTTGCTGCCGCTGCCGTTTTCGGATCAAAGATGACGACAGACTGAGGCGAGAGGCCTTGATAATTGAGTGCCGTTGTCGTTGCGCTGGGGGCAAGCTGAAATTCAGTCACGCTCTCAATCTTGCCTTGGCGAAGCCGGAACAGCGCGTCCCACACACGCCGGGTATAGGCGGAAACGTCAGCAAGATTGCTGAAGGTCGCGGGCGGCGGAAGATGAAGAAAAGGCCTTACAGTCATCCTCAACCTTTCTGGCTGGCCAAAACTTCCGCAGCCGTCCAATTCGGCGCTTCCTTTGCAAGCTTGGATAACGTCTTGCCCATGGAAGCCGCCCGCGTTTCTTCCGCCTGCAGCATTGCTGCGGCCTTTGCCTTTTTCTCTGCCAAATCCTGATCCGAATATTTGAATACAGGATAACCCTGCTTTGCCAGCGCTTGCCGCCAGCGGTCGAAGGCCTGTGCATTTGACATGTCAAGCGGCGTTTCAAGCCCGGTCGCCTTATCAAGGAACGCATTCCAATCATCTGACGTTGTGCCGATCATAGACGGGAAGAGATGCCCAATTGAGCGGCTTATGTCTGTTCTGTCTATTGTCATCTAGCTCCTGCTCCAGAAACCTTAAAATCATCAACGCCGCGTGCAAATTTCCATTCGCTGCCAGCGGGGATAGTGATCCGCGCCCTATGGTACCGGGCGTTGACGCGGGCCGGGCAGAACCCATTGGAATTTGCGGCAACAGGGGCTCCGAAAGTGACGCTTTGCGAAAGGTTATCTCTTGATCCTACCGTCAGCGACGGCGTGACGGACATTCCCTCAATCATAGGCCTCAGACCCCGGAAAAGGCTCTTGCGGCCTGGAGATAATTGTGTGTCCCCAGTCTCAATCGTCGCCTCAAGCGCCGCCCCGTTAAAGAACCCCTGCCGGTTAAGGGTGTCAAAGCCTGCCAACAGAAGACGGCCCGAACCGGACCAGAACCGAGAGTCAACAGGGAACGGCAGCCCGTCTATAGTGGCGGAGACTGTGTCCATTCCATCAATTGTATATGCCGATTGCACGCCCGCAGAATAGATAATCTGGTGGCGAACCGCCGCCGTTGACCATTGGCCAGTTACCCAATGATAAACCAAAATCCGATCGGGAGTGCCATCACCAGAGTTAATAGACGGGAACCCCACGACGTAAATCTTGTTTATCGGGTCAATAGCTGCCGACACCCTATAAATGTTAGACTCGTCAACATTCTCCTCAAGCCATCGATCAACCTTTTCGGCCCCTATCGGCACAATCTCAGACCCGGCGCGGATCATGTAGAATCCGTCATCGCTCAAGAAAAACGCGAGGTTTTCATAAGCTGCAATCGAGCCTTCCGCACGGCAGCCCAGGAAATTCGCAATCTTGTCGAACCTGAAAGCCGTAGGCGGGCCTTCATAGCTCATGCGATAAACAGAACGCTCCTGAAATACAATGCCGTATTCGCCACCAACAAAGCCCATGATGGAGCCTCCGTCGGGGAAGTCTTGATAGTCGCTAAGCGTCGTCGCGCTTATCGTCCAGTCAGCAACGTTTCCAATGGCAGACCAGCGAATGCGGTTGAAGGCCGTCGAGTCCCTGGCAAGAATGCCAAATTCACGAATTGACCCGGCGAACGACGCGCGCGGCGGGGAGCCCGCAAGAGCAGCAAAGTTTGTTGACACATCAAGCCGGTAGACCTGTGTTTCATCGGCACCATTGGTGGCAATAATGAAATCGCCGAACTGAGCAAAAGACCACCGGGAGTCCAATGCAGTGACATATGCCCCGCCAGACACACGAGAAACGTCCGTCCATGCCGCGCCGTTTGAATTGAGACGGTACAGCTTGCCCGCATCGCCGCAGAAATTGTAGATGACGCCCGTTGTGGAGCGAACCGAGATAGCGCCCTGCGCACGGGCCGTGATCGCCGACGCCGTGTTGCTGAAAGCCGGGAATGGACGATAGCCGGACGCTGACGGGATTACATTTACAGCCTCACGCGCTGCATTTGTCTCAAATGCCGCTATGTCTGGCATGAAACTAGCGAAAGGAACCATTACTCACCCCGTCGAGAATCAAAATAGCTCCGATTAAAGGGCCAATTTACCCTCAATTGCTGCTGGGGCTGGCGAAAACGGTTTTCACGGCGAAGCCTGTCGTATATCTCGCGCTCAAGCGTCGCAAAGCGAGCTGCAAGATCATCGGCCTGCAATATCTCAAGAGCAATCCGCCGCTTGGCACCGTTGCGAATTAGCTCTTCGCACTCCTCAACCCAAGAGTTTGTGTCGCTATCGTTCACAAGAGTGGCCAGCTTGTAGACATAGGTTAGATTGATGCGATATTCAGCATTCGGGATCGGATAAAAGCGAAGCCGGTTTGCAACCCTCGTATAATACTGAGGCTCACCCGTGACCGAGCCGTCCTGAGCGTCTTCAATGAAGCTATTATCAACCGACCTAAGCGGCTGTTTGTCAGTCGCGCCAGACCCGCATGAAATAGCCTTGACTTCGATCAAATCATTGAAGGTATCAAACGGCGAAGAACCATAAATCTCGCCGTCGACGACGGTATTAAAAAATACGGACCGCACATTGAACCACCATTCCTCACGCTCATAGAACTTAATTGCGCTTTGAATGGCATTGTCGATCTGATTGGTTGTAAGAGCGCCGTCATTTGCCATTTCATCGACAATCCGGGCGCGCATGGTGGCGTAAGTTGTCATGGATTATAGACCTTTGAGGCTATTAGAACGGCCAGACAAGCAAGAAGGGGCGCGGCAAGGCCCGGCCAGTCGAAGGGCAAGCCCGCCTCCCATTGCGTGAACTCACGGCCCACGTAAAAGGCAACGCCAGCAACAAGACCAGCCTTGAGGCCCAGAATCGGCCATAGAACAGCAGCGATGCCGAGCGCGATGGCGGCATGGCAGAGGTAATATGGCAGCGGGCAGGTCATGGCGCTGCTTCTGAAGACGCAAGAAGCTGGGACGCGCGCTCAGAACCGAAGGCCTGCGAAAGTGCCGTCTGGACGGCTGGAAACAATTCGTCCGCCGTCGACAGATACTGAGCGTCTGCCCACATGCGCTGAAGGCGGATTGGTTGAGCGTTCAACAGCGAGTCGACGGCCTCAGCTTCGGTATTCGTGCAGCGCCGCCATATGTCGGCTTTGGCAATGCGCCTTGGAAGCGGCGGAGGCGCGGGGGGAAGTGCTGCAATTTCTTCCGGAGTAAGCGGTATGACGGTCTGCTCTCCGGTGATGACGTTCACTTCGATACGGTTCATGATCAGAACTCCCACAAGATATTTGCGGTTCCGTTGTCGAACGTATTGGCCCCACCAGACGTTGTGAGGCGCACGCCTGTTATGTCCCCAGAGAATGAAATACTTCCGGCGACAGAGATCATTTGCTGGTTATTGCTGTAGATAACCCCTGACGCAGACCAGAGCGTTGACGAGGTTCGCACGATATGAACAGTGCCGTCTCTGACGTTGGCTGCCCCCGGACTGCCGAGCGCGAACCCATCAGTCGAGGTGAATGCGTATTGACCCGTGGTATCGTCAAACCCACCGCCGCCACCTAGATAGCCCGTCGCCAAGAAAGAGCCCGATCCGATCCTCAGAACAACCGAAGACGTTCCCGACGTAGAAAGCTGCGAAAACGAAAGCGTTAGTCTCTTGATGCCCGCGGGGAGCCCGGTGAAGTCAATGGCGGTTCCGCTTGTGGTGTTGACTGCGGTTCCGAGATTGATATGCGAGCCCCAAGTAGGAGTGCCGCCGCTGCCGTTCGATACAAGCACCTGACCGGGGGTGCCGTAGTTAGTCCCGCTGAATCCCAACGCTCCTGACCCGTTGAGTAACATACGACCGGCGCGGCGATCCGTAGACCTGGAACCAGGAGGCGTCGTACCGAAACTAAGTACGGACGATCCGTCTATATTCAGATTAGCGAAAATGTCTGCGACCGAAATGCTGTTCTCGTTCTGGAAATCAATAAAGACAACAGCAGGCGCGGTGGGGCTCCCCGCGTTGTTGGCAATGGTGACACCCTGGAACGTTCCTCCGTAGGAGCCGAACCGGGCGAAGCCGTTGATCGTCTGGTTTCCGGAGAACGTGTTTCCGCCGGATAGATTGGCCTTGCCGTCTAGAGCGGTTTGGAGGCCAGTAACATTGGCAATGATATGTGTATGAGAAGATGCCGCCTTGCCGTCCAGCGCCGTCTGTAGCCCGGTTGTGTCAGCGATGATATGTGAGTGAACCAGCGCCGCCTTGCCGTCC